CTGATCTTGTCCGGATTATCGTCCGCTGCCGCGACTCGTTGCAGGTAATCGAAGTATTTTGGCCCGTACTTTGCCGTGTCACCTTCGGATGTCGCTTTGACGTGCGAGTTGTAGAACGTTTGCAGATTTTCTCGTGTCTGCAAACCAAGATGCGGGTCGTTGGCAATTTGGCTCACAATGCTTGGATCGATCGGCCCTTTCATCATCCGCTGGACATAGCCATCGGCGGCGGCGTTCTGGTTTTCGACGATCGCCTGCTTTTGTGCAGTAATAACCATCTGCCGCGAGCGAAACTGTACGTCAGCTTTTTGGACGGCGTGCGCGTAAGCTGTCGGGTTGGTGGCGGCTCGCGGATCATTGTCGAGATTGGCGATCGTCTGCGCGTGGTGTTGCGCAAGTTCCGCTTCCGCGTTCGCCAGATCAGCCATGCCGGGCGGCGGCGTCGGTGCCGGGGTGGCGTTCGGGCGGGGTGCTGGGGCAGCGGTGCCGACAAGCTGGTCAGGCTGCTGTTGCCCAATCAACGTCGCCGCATGAGCGGCGTATTGCCGATAACCCTGCGGCGATGGATGGACATTGTCTGTCGGCAGCGGCCCCGCAAACGGAACGCCCTTCCGCTGGGCGATCTGCTGTAGCTGTGCATTGTATGGCGCGAATCGTCCCTGATCGACGCCTTGCAAGACGACATTGGCCCCGGCTGCCTTGAGCGCGTCGAGCTGCGCGCCGACAAGCGGGAGCGCGGCTTGCGGATTAGCGCCGGCATTCATCAGGCCCGATGACCACAGGACGGTTTTGCCCTGGAAGCGATCGGGATGCGCTTGGATATAGTCGAGACCTTGTTGCGGATTACGTCCTCCGGCGGCATCAGCATCGCCGGCATTCGGATCGGCAACACTGTTGACCGCGTTGCCGCCGAGGCCGCCATAGCGGATCGCGCCGACACCGATACTGTCGCCGGCCGCCATATCGAACTTGCCGGGCTGGCCCGGAGCAGCGGCTGATGTCGCGCCGCCACCGACTTTGGACGCCGCCTGCTGAAATCTGTTTTGCCACATCGAAACGAACTGGCTCGCCGGCGCGTTCGGATCGCCGCCGTTGGCGCTGATGTTCGCGGGCGGCACCACCTGACCGGCCGGTTTGTCCGGATTTTTCAACAGCGACAGGGCGCCACCAGTGCCTTGCTGATGCGCGAGATAGATCTCCGCCGGCGTCGGATCGCGGCCAAGGGCTAAAGCGAGTTCCTTTTTTTTCTGTGCCAGGAACGCGACGCCGTTTTTGATCTGCGTATCGGTGTCGGCCATGTTGCCGCCGCCGACACTCGACCACTCCGGCTGCCCGAGTTGAAAGATGTTGCCCCGGCTGCCGAGGTTCGTCCCCATACCGCTTTCGATTTGCGCCGTCGCGAGTGCGGTTGTTGGGTCAACATCGCTCTGCTGTGCGGCCTGGGCGATCCGTGTCGGCACAGCGCCGCCGGTTGACATACCACCGCCGCTCGTGGCGCGGCCCTCTGCATCGGCCAGTATCTGATTGCCAAGAACGGCAGTTCCCGCTGTCTGCACCCCATGCAGCAACTGGTCGTAGACCGGCCCGGTCAGCTCGGCGCTGTCTTTATGTGCGTCGAGAATTTGCTGCGCCTTGGCCGGATTTGTTCGAGTCAGCGAGCGAACCTGCTGTACCACGCTTTCGGCGTTTGCTTTGGCCACAATGTCCTTGGACATATCTGGCGTGAGATTGTTGCCGTATTGAAGCTGCCCTGCCTGTATCCTCGCGGATTTCAACTTCTCTGTTGCAGTTTGCACGCCCGCATCGTCACCAGCGACTGCTGCGGAGGCGATCGATCTTAGGCTGGCATCCGCTGTCGTCTTGTTGACACCGATGCCCCATACCTGGGCTTGCTGGGCATAATGCCGCCCGATTTCCCCCTCGATCCGAGAGCGCATATACCGCGTCTGGTTGGAAAACGTCGCCTGCGCGTCGGGTGTCGAAAGCGACCCCATCGCATTTTCCTGCGCGTCTTTCAGATGCTGCAAGACACCCTGGCGGGCGTCCATCGCATCCTGACCCTTGAGGCCATAAAACCCCACGTCATTCGGCTTGTTCGGATCGCCGAACAGGATTTTGTCGGTCTCGTCCTGCCAGTTGTTGACCGCCTGCTGCGCCGCGATCTGACTGTAGAACTGCACCGCATGCGTGCCGCCCTGGCCAAGCTGCTCAAGTCCCTGGCCGACGCCGGTTCCGAACGCTGCAGCCGGCGCATTCGTGCTGTTATAATCGTTGGGGACGCCTTCCTGTGGCAAAACCGAAGGGACGCCCTGGGAATAGCTCTGCACCATCTCAGAAGCCCGCCGTCCCTTCCGACTGGCCCCATCCGCTACCGCCCTGCATCCACTGGAACTTCGTCGGCAGTGTTGAGGCGCTGGACAGGAGAGAGCCGCCCGCTGACAAAACGCCCGCCGGGATCGCGTTCGCCGCTACCGAGCTTTCGAGCGTCGACTGCGCCCCAAAATTCGTGGCTTGCGTCCGGTAGCCGTAGGCTTGCAGCAAAGCATTATGCTCGGTCGTTGCCTGGTCGAGTTCGCCCGTCATCTCCTGTGTCTTGCGCGTATCCTCGTTCGACCCCGAATTGATGTCGACGCCGCCGGCCGCCAGTTGCGAAGTCAACAACCCCTGTTGCGCCCGCGCCTTTGCTCCTGCCGCCTGTGTCGCCGCGGCACCGGCTTCGGTCGCATAGGCCGCGTTCTGGTTGGCGACCGTCTGGTTATTCTTCGCGACCTCGGCTTGGTAATTGGCCTGGTTTGACGAGGCTATGCCTGTCGTGATGGCGCCGGCGGCGGAAGCAACCGCGCTTCCGATCGCCAGCGTTCCGAGGGTGACCGGATCAGCCATGCAAGCGGAATCCGTCCAATGTCACTTCAGTCGGATCGAGGCCACAGAACGAGGCGAAACACCGTGCCCGCTCATCGTCGTCAAGCACCCAAGCGGTTATCCTGACCCCGCAATCCTTTAGTCTCCTGGCTTCAGCCACCACGGCACGCGCCAACGGGAACCGCTGCGTTCGCGCCTCAGGCGTGATCGCGAGCCATGCTTCGGCTTCCCCAGAAAGCAGCGTCCCTTTCCACCCGCCCACCGCCGCCACCTTGCCGTCGATCAGCAGCGCAAATGTGCGGGTGGACTCGACAAAAGACCGGCGCATTTCCCGTCGCGGATCGCGGCCAAGCGCACGAGCACGATCCAGTATCTCCGGGTCGAGATTTCGCGCCACTCGCAACACATGCCCCAACCGGGCCGGAACAATCATGCGGCCTGCCGTTGTTGGCGAGGCGGCAACTGCACTTCCGGCGTGTCCCCCGGCTGTATCTCTGGGATCAGCGCGAGAACCGACAACGGCAACGGGAGCGTCTGCTGCACCGCGACTTGTCCCGGCTTTTTCCAACCCGATTGGATCGGAATACGCGTGTCGCCGGTAAACAGCGGCTGCACCGCTCTGCCACCAGGACTGGTATAGGTCGCAGGCAACGCGGCGCCTTGCGGCTTAGCCGTTGCGAGGCCGGGCCAGTTGACGAATAACGGCGCCGGGCTGAGGGTCGAGGCATCCACCTGATTTGACCCCGCCTGCATAGGGCTGGAGGCTTCGGAGCGCACTGTCGCCGCCGGAATGACCTTGCGGGTGCCTTGGATCGTCGGATTGCCGGTATCGAGATAGACGCTCTGCATCTGCGCGGTAAAGCCGAGTCCCAGAATAATCAGGGATGCCGGGAACGGCAGCGTCACAAACCCGGTGAAATCCGGCACCAGGGGGCCGACCGGCACACCATCGGCGAGGCCGACCACCTGTTTGCCGGCAAGGTGCATCAACCCGCCAACTTCGGTCACGTTCGGCGCGAGGCTCCACGTTCCTTGCCGCTGCGAAAACGGCACGCTGTTCGGATCATCGGGGATGATGTCCTGACAGGGATAAATCCATGTCCCGTTGACCGAACTGATGCTGACAAACTGCGTCACCGTCGCTATGCCGCCGCCCATGCGCAGGGTCTTGCCGACATCGCCAGCGGCAAAAACATCCGCAGTTGTAGTAAAAACCGCATTTCCAACACCGGTGCTGGCGCCGATATCAGCCGCCGGGTTGGGCAATACCGTCGCCACGCCGGCATCGACCGCCCACGCGTCCTCGACCGAATTCCACGTCCGGTTATCCATGCGTTCGATCAGATACCGCGTCGATCCGTCGCCCGCGACCGGCCGCTGCACGACCATGTAAAGCGCGTCGACCGGTAGCTCGGCCACGGTGCACAGCGATCGAACCTGCCCTTGCGTCGTGTGCCGCGCCCAGCCGTAAATCTCCTGCTCCTTGACATAGGTGAGGCTCAGCATCACCCCGTCATCGCGAACCGACCAGATCACCCGATACGGTTCCTGGCACCACGCCCAATCCACCAGTTGATGCCCAGCCAAAAGATGCGAAGACGGCCAGGAAATATCGGCGCCGGTGTAGATGTTGAACACCAGTTGATAAGTCAGATCACGAACCGTCGCGCCGTTCGATTGCAGATAGACGATGTCCCAATTCACCCGGATCGGCGACACCATCGGCGAGGCGCCGATCGAGCTTTGCGGGGCCGCCAATTGGTTTGACGGGCTGATCGCAGCAGGGTTTGAGGCAAACGATCCCGGCGCTCCGACCTGCCATACCGCGGACCCGGTAAAGGTGACGAGGCCCAATGGCATCTGCACCATCCAGTTGATGCCGTCAACCTGTTCGGCCCACGGCGTTCCGGTGATGGCGTCGTTGTTGTTGACCGGCACGCTGCTGTCGAAATTGAGAAATGCCCCCGGCTGGCTCATCCAGTAGGTATCGGGATTATTTGTCGTAGAGGCATAAACCCGACGCTGCTGGAAATACGTCACGACTCCCGGATAGGTGCCGCTCGCCGGGCCGATGTCGAGCGTCCCCGTCGCTGATGTTCCGTCGCCGGTGATGACGAGGCTGTCGCCAGGAGCATAGTCGTGACCATTGTCGAGCACCACCACGGCAACGACTTCGCTTCCACTGATGACGCACGCGCCCTCAAATCCGTTGCCGGTGCTGGTGGAGATCGTCGCCGCCGCTGTCGTCCAGTCGCTGGAACTGGAAGTCATGTCGATGAACAGAATCTGCCCTGGCGCAAACGGGTCCTTGTGCTGCGGCGGCGATTGCGTCGTGTCGGCGATCGTGTTGCTGTCGACGAACTGCGTCCCGAATGCCTGCCCGACAAATCCGAACGGTGCCCCTATCGGGACCGGCAGAGCATCCGTCGTATTTCCCGGATCGGTATTGTAGGATGGCGGGGCGCGATAGACGTTATAATAGACATTCCCGACGACCGGCGACCACGCGACGATGACCGACCCGGCCGTAACCGACATGTCGACCGAGTCGGTCACATTGGCGATCGGCGAAGGGATCGATTCCGCGCCGGTATTCTGATCGACCGCCGTGACGACATAGGCATAGGCGCACGGCAAGGTCGGCGGCGAACTGCCGCTGTCCGGTTGCGTCGTCGCTGTTGCAGAGCAGGTTGATGGTGGCAGGATCGAGGATGAAAAAGCCGCGGGGGCGATCGACCAATCGGTTGGCCCGTTCCGAACGAGTTCCTGCGGCGGGTAGCTCGGATGCGTCAGCGACATCGTGTCGGCCGATTGCGTGTATTTCACCAACGGCATGTTGACCGCGGAATACGGCGACGCCACGGTGTAAATCCGCGCGACGATCCCGCCCGAGACATAGGCCGGGTATGCCGTCGAATTGAGGGTAAATCCGTCGAGGTCTTCCAGCGTGAAAGTGCCGGAACCGGTGTTGCTGTTCGCGACGATATAGGTGTTGCCGTTAAGCTGAATCATCCCCAAGACTTCGGAGATCGCGACCCAATCGCCGTCTGCGAAATTGTGACCCGGCGCGGTGATCTGGCAGGGATTGGCCTTGGTCGCTCCGGTTATCGCGAAATCCGTCTCGATGACATAACCGCCATTGCTGATGATCCGGAAATATGCATCGCCAAATTCCAGGACGTATTGCTGATCCTGGCGAAAGCTGAACGGGATCAATCGAGGTGCCGCGGCGCCGGTCTGCGCCGTCTGTTTCGACCGTCCGACATATCGAGTGCCGCCACGCGAATAGAGGCCACCCTTGAAACCGACAAACATATTGCGAGCGGTAGACGCGGCTGCGTGGTAGCCGGCCCAATCGACACGGCCGTAAAGGGCCGGCGCGATCTCTCCTCGGGTAAAGCTGGGATCGATAAACGGAGCGGTCAGAATACACCGCCATCACTAAAGGCGTACCCCGACCAGCCGACCCAGGTATAGCCCGCGCCGCCGTTGCCCCAATTGCCGTTGCCCCACCAGCCGCCGCCCGACCGCGCCGCAATCCAATTCGGGGTGTGATCGGTTGTCTGCGGAAAACCGCTGTCATTAGCGCTGGCGACGCGCGCCGCCTGCAAAGCCTGCTTGGCAAGAGCGATCTGCACCGAGCGCTCGGTCATCGCGACCTTGCGGTCCTTAAGCGCCACCATCGCCAGACGCTCGGCCATCGCTGCGACCACGGCCTGGCGAAACAGCGGGTCCCACTGCTCAATTTCCAGGATCAGCTTGGTATAGACGAATGTGGCTTGCGGAACGTTGGTAAGAATGACCTGCCGGGCCGTCAGCCCGACGCCCTCGGTTCCTTGAAGGTCAGGGAGATTGTCCCAATCCACTTCCCCGATGATGACCGGGAACTGCTCGCTGGTGGAGACCAGGAACCGCGCCGGCTGCGGCGGATACCAGGCCTGCAACGGGCCAGCCGTGGTAAGCGGGATTGGAGGGTTGGGCGGAATGACCACGGCTCCAGGGGGCGCCCAAGGCAGCCAGCGAGCCATGACGCCGTCAATCGGCCACGCATAGGCGTACAGCCAAGGCTGCTCGACATTGACCGAAAGGGGCGTGCCGTTCGGAGCAAAGCTCTGCCCCGAGGAATCGCCAAGCAACTGGAGGGGGGATGATTTCCGAGCAAAGGCCCAATGCGCCGCGCGCAGGAGCTGGCGCACCATCGGCCCATACGAGCGGCGCGCGGCTTCGCTGATCGGCGTGCCGTCCGTCATCGCACCAATAACCGTCCCGGCGCCCAGGGCGTCGAGAGACTGATTGACGATGTCCGAGGGCTGCGCCGGCACCCACGGCATCAGCCGCGCGCCTCATTGGCGGCCTGGAAGGCTGCGGCGCCTTGAGCGGCATCGTCCTTGAACACGTCTTCCTTGCCGACCAATCGCCGGGATAGCTTCTCGCCCATGCGCTTGACCAGCGTTGCGACAAAGCCCGGTTCCCAGAACTGCGGATCGGTGATCTGACCTTCGTAAATCGCCAGGGCATTTTTGGTGTTGGTCAGAATGACCTTGGCCTCTGGAACGGCCTGACCATCCCGGTTGACGAGGCTGTCGTCATCATCGATCCGCCATAGCGCCGGCACCGGGTCCAGGTCGAACATCACCGTAGGCGGCGGGATGATGGCCCGCAGGTCAAGGCAATCATCGGGATAAGCGTACTCGTAAAGCCACCCCGGCGGCGGGAAGCGCACAGTCCAAGGCTGCATCGGATTGTAGCCGCCCGGCGGCGGCGGCCCTTTCAGCAGCGTGAGAGCAACATTCGCGCGGCGCGCAAACGGCCACTCCCCGGCGTCGAGAATTTCATCACGGGTCTGGTTGTAGATTTCCAGCGCCGTGCGCGCCGCCATCGATCCTTCGTAGATGTCACCGATGAGCTTGCCGGCATACCCGATATCGACCAGCGCCTGATTGACAACATCTTCAAGCGCAAGCGGCATCAGAGATCGTCGTTTTCAGCGGAAATCGAGGCAAATTGCTCGGCTTCCGCAAGAAGCTCGCGAGCAAAGTCCGGTCGGCCGGCCAGCGCCATCGCAAAGGGATTGGCAAGCTGCCGCGCGACCGTTTCGGAAAAGATCGTGTCGAACTGCGCTTCGGTGACGGCCGATGTCGTGATTACCGCGATTGCGGCTTCCTGATTGGTCAAGATCACCTTTCCGGCACCGGGATCGACATCGATTTCGGCCCGAACCGGAGTTGCTGCGTTTCTGTCGTAACTTCCCGGAGCCGGCGCGACCTGCCGCATCCGCAGGCAAGTGGCCGGATACGTGTAGGCGTAGGCCCAAGACGTCGGGATCGTGATCGCCACTGGCGCCAGGGTGACGCGGGTGCGCGCGAAATCCGGGTTGACCTGCCGCAACAAAAGCTGGACTGCCGGCGTGTAGAGGACGCCCGCAGCATTGCCGGCGGTAGAGCCATCAAAGGTCGGATTGACACCCGTCACCTGATCCTGGTTTCCGATCAATTCGAGCGCCCGGTTGACGATGTCGGCAGCGGACAAGGGCATCAGAAATATTGGATATGGCGCGGCGTGCCGCCAATATTGAATTCCAGACAGCCGGTACCTGCCCCGCCGCAGCTGGTGTTTGCGGTGAGCGTCGTGCCAAAGCCAATTTGCCCCGCTGCCACCGTTGGCGTTGCCTCGGTAAAAAGTGCGACACCGGTTTCCAGCGTTCCGGTTCCCCCGGACACCGCGACAGTCGCGCCAGACGCGCCGATGCTGCAATGCGTCCACGCGGCATCGCTGCACAGAAAGGCATTCGATGTTCCGTCGCCCGAAACGATCGTGTGCAGGTTGATTTCAATGCCCTGATTGGACGGCAGGAAGATCGCGCCGTTGGCAAGCAGCAGGTTTGTCGAGTCCGTGCCGCCAAGTGTCAATGTGCCGGCGTGCTGGGCGGTCATGGTGAGGTTTTTCTCCACCCCGCCAGCCCGATAGTTGAGCGCCAAAATCTGCCCATCGGCGTCACTTGCCGTCGCCGAATTGGCCCCTGCTGTCAGGAAATTGGTGGCGACACCGTCATCCGTAATGAAGGCATTGCTCCACAGAATTCCGGTTCCGAGAGAGGATACCGAAAAGCCGTTGGCCGCCGCCGGTTGCGACAACGACGTGCCTGCGAGCCGAAGGCCCGAAATCTGAGTAGACGGGCTTGTTACGTTATAGTCGAGTTCGCTGTAAAGCGTCCGGTCCGTTCCCGCCGATACGGTTTGTCCCTCGTTGTCGGTCGCGATACCGTTGAGCAGCCATGTATGGGCGCCATTGACGGCGGAAATCGCAATGGCATTAAGCGCCACAGCAACCGGAAACGGCTGCCCGCCGGCACTGTTGCGGTTCAGCACATAGCCAGAAACACCATCGACCAGATTGACGCTGGTTCCCGAAGGCGCGAGGGCCACGCCGCGCATGGCGTCATAGTTGCCGACCGCGCCACCGTTACACGTCTGGATCGCGCAGCGCCAGATGTAAAGCGCAGTCGCGTTGCTGGATAATTGAGACACCCCGGAAAGCGCCGCGCCCTCAACGGTAATGCCGCCAACCCTATTGTCTGTTGCCTGCGCCGCGCCTTGGCGCAGCAACGTGCCGGTCGTATTGGCAAATGAAGCGATTTCGCTGATGGCCGACCCGCCGGGGCCGATCACATTGCCGGCCGATCCGGCGGCGGTGCCGGCATCCACCAGCTGGCCATTGGCGGACCACATGCTGAGGTGCCCTGGCGTTACCGGGCCAAACTGTTGAATAACCCCTTGAGCATAGGCGATCGAGCACGAAAAAAAAGCCGCCAAAATGGCGGCTGCAAATAGGCTCGACCGGAGGAACCAGATCATTTGATGTCGGGAACCTTTGCGTTCGGATCGATCATCGGGAACGCCTGCACCAACAGAATGCCGCCATAGGCTTCGCCCATCTGCTTCTTGATCACAGTGACTTCCTCCGCGGTCAGAGCGGCATGAGGATCGTCCTTGATCCGTTCGGCGAGCACGGCGCGCGCCCATTTCTGGTCTGGCGTGGCGGGGTTTTGCGGGAAGGTGGCGAACAGCGCGTGCGCAATAGCGTGACCAAGGGTCAGGCGCGGGCACTTCGAGCACGCCGGGTCGGGATCAGGCGTCCCTGGTGAGACCGGCTCCTTGAACATGATATCAGGCGCCGGCTTGCCTTGTTCATCCAGCATGACATGAGTCATATCGATCGTGCGCTTGGCGGCATCTTCGGCAATAGCCGGGGTTGCCGCCAGCATCAACAGAACGATCGCCGCTCGAAACATCATCAGTCCTCTTTGTGTGGTTCCCTGTCTTCGGACAGTGCCGGATTGAACGGCGTGTCTGTTTCCGACCCCACGTCGTTGGCGGTCATCGTCGGTTCTTCCGGCACGTTCTCCGGCTGGTACTGATCGCGCGTATGCACGATGCCCTGCCCAGGGATATCCGCCGGATTGCTGCCGGGATTGATGCGGTCAACGTGCGTGCGCGTATCCCATGCATCGGGGCCGCCGGTCGTGGTGCGCTGGTCACTGCGCGCGTTCGTCGGTTCCGGCACGCGATGCGTCGCCGATTCATTCGGCCGGCTATCGGGCCGCACCTCCGGCGGCGGCTCCATCATCGTGTGATCGTCTGGGGGAGCCGGTACGGGCTTGCGGTCGTCGGCGCGTTCTTCTTCGGTATCCATTTTCAACCCTCCGCGTCTTCGTCTTCGATCGCCAATTCGACGATCTGCAGATCGAGGCACTTGCCGCCCCATTGGGTGTCCGATGCGCCTTCCACCCGCACGGTGCCGATCAGGTGCACCATGTCGCCGCTCGCAACGTCATCGTCGAGATCGGCTCGTTCGAGCTGGCTGTCGGTCAGGCAAATACTCGGGCGCAAACCCTGATCGAGTTCGCACATCTGGCCTTCGCCGAGCGCGAGAAGATCGATTTCCGCCTCGATCCGGCAACCAGAAGAAAGCTGGTGCGAGACGTTCGTCGCGCGGGCAAGAGCGGCGAACCGGATCGTTTCGCCAGGCCTGGCCGAACCATCGATCCCAAGTCCCTCGAAATCCGCCTCGCGCACCGTAAACCGCAGGCCCGAGGGATAATCCGGCGGATCGCTCTCGGAACCGTGCGCGAGGTCGTATTTGTCGTCGTCGTCCAATTCCATCGAAGTCAAGGCGCGAAACCCGCTCTGCACTTATTCGGCCTCGGCCGAGCCGGCCTTGTCATCGCCGCCGCCCTGGCGCGCGTGCAACTGCTGCAACTGCTCCATGTGCCGGTCCATCATCTGCCGATGATCGTCACGGTGCCGGCCATGCATGTCGCGGCGCTCTTTTTCGTGGTTCTTGTGCAACTGGCGCAATTCGTTCTCCTGCTCCTCGCCAGCGTTCTCGCCGCCGTTTTCGTCATCGTTGCCGGCAACGTCCTCAGCATTATCCGTGCCGCCGCGCGCCGGCGTATCATCGGCCGCGGGCTTGCTCTTGTTGCCGTAGCGGCGCTCCTCGGGAGACATCTTCTCGTCAGCCATCGGCCTCAGTCCTTCATCTTGGGATAGCGCTTGGCGGCGCTGTGGTGCATGCCCATCAGCGTCTCTGCGAGGCGGGCCTGCGCACCGGTCTTGCCGCTGTCGTGCTCGTGCTCACGCGCAAAGGTCCGCGTCGAGACGCCGGCCGCTTCGGCCTTGCGGCGGAACTGGCCGTGCGCGTTTTCGGTCGCGCCCTTGATCCATTTGTGCTTGCGACCCTCAGCCATTCTCGCTCCGTCCAGAATAGTCGGACCGCTCATTTCATCTTCGGATAGCGCTTGGCCGGTTTGCCGTTGTGCGTCTTGGTAATGCCGGCCTTGTCGTCAGCCTTGGCGAAATCCTTGCCGACGCCCTGCGGAATTCCGGCTTTCTTGGCAAAGGCGGGATCGTGTGCAACCGCTTCCATCAGACGATGCTGAGCGGCGCTTTTGCTTGGCACTTAGCCGCCGACCTGCGGAGCGCAGTTGTAATCGGCCAGGTTGTTGCTGGTGGAAGTCTGCGTCAGCGTCAGGGCTGTCGTGCTGACGGTGTAGCTCTGCGAAGCCAAGGGAGTTGCCCGCCAGCTTACCGTGCAATGCGGCGCCGCGGTGTACGCCTTGGCGAAGGTGACGATGCACCCGGTTGCAGTCGCGCCCATCGTCAGGGTGCCGACCGTGTCAGTGCCGACAATCGCAGGCGTGGTGCCGCACGAGGTCAGAGCCGGCGTCCCAACAGGATGAGCGCCGCTCGACAGGATGTAAGTCGCAAGTTGCGAAATGCTGGCGTAGCGGTTGACCGGAGCCGAATTTCCGCCGACCACGTCGTTAAACAGGTCGCCGAAATTGACCGACGTAACCATCGCCGGATTGACGTTGATCTGAGCCACGGCGGCAACCGAAATGCCACCAATCAAAGCAGCCGCAAGAACTGCGGCGACGCGCTTTTTCATCATCGAATCTCCGTTGAGAAGGCGGCTATTGCAGGACGCTTGCAATCGCGGTTTCCGCAATTTGCGCGATGTAGGTGTAGCCCAGACTGGTCGGATGAATGCCGTCGAGATAGTACGGCGCACCGTTCTGGCCGACCTGACCAATCGTCGGATCGGCGGCATAATCGGCCACGACGTAGTTACGCTGTCCCGAATATTTGCGGATCAGATTGTTGTAGATCATCCGTTGTGCATTGATGGACGTACCACGTGGCAGCATCGTGCCGACCACCACCTTCCACCCATCGGCCTGCGCCATGTTGATGAAAGGTATCAGTTGCTGAAATGTGACTTCACCAGACTGCCCGCCGGCGATATCGTTTGTCCCGATCCACAGGTGAAGGACATTGTTCTTCACTCCCCTGTTGACCAAGGGGCGGATAAACTGCGGGTAAGCAGCCGCTTGCTGATTAACAGTCTGGCCGAACGCGCCATAGTCATAGGTTTTGAGCGGCACGGTCATTTGTGCAAGCATCTGTTGCGGGAAAGTCTGGTTGAGGGTTGCCCCATAACCTTCCGTGATGCTGTCGCCCTGATAGACCATGTTAGCGCGCGACTGCGGCGCGAGACCGAGTTGTCGCCGGCAAATCCGAACGTCGTCGAATTCTCGTCGATCCACACCCGGATCGCGCTGGGGCCAGATACCACGCCAGAAACAAACGGCGACAAAGCCGGAGGCGTGGTAATTGCCCAGGTGCTGACGTAGCTCAACAGGAAGGCGCTAGCCGAAGCCGTATAGCCGTAATGGAACGAATGCGTCGAATTCGTCAGCTGCATGATCTGCGTCGTGTCGTAGGAGCACCGCTGTTGCTGGAGCGACACCGACGAGACACCATTGCCCTCCGCCGCCACGCCAGACGGCAATGTCATAAAAACAGCGGCCATTGATCCTCCTTGTACCGTCGTATCGAAAACCAGAGCGCGAGCATTTCCGATATTGATGCCCTGGACGATCGTCGGCGCTGTCGCGAAAGCAGCGGTCGCATCAAGGCTTGACGTACCATTTTGGTTGTAGAGCTTCATCACGCGCGGCTGGAGAAATCCGGCGGCCGCTGTGGCGGCATCAAGCGCCTGATAATCCGGCAGGCCATTCGCGAGGAAATTGATCGTCGTCGGGCTGCCGCCGCTAGTGTACTGCACATCAAACGCAGCGCCAGTAGCGATAAGACTGCGACTGCGCAAAAGCACCCGGCAACGCACCAAAGAAAAGGGCGCCGCAAAGGGCGCCCCAAAGGACGATCTTGTTAACGCGCATGGCCATCTATCCCCCGGTCGTCGGCGCTGTCCCGGTCGTGGACAAGCGATAATTGATCGTGCCGCTCGTGTAGGCCGTGCAGTCCAGTCGGTAGAGGACGCCCTTTTCCGGCTCGCTCGCGAGAACGGAAACGTCCTTGTTTGGCGTGCTGTAAACCGCTTGCGTTCCGTCGCCTCCGACCCCAGCCACCGCCCAGGTCGTGCCGCCATCAAACGAGCGCTCAAGCTGCACCGTCGCGCTCCAACTGCCGTTCGGGCCGCCGGAGCCGTAAATCAGAATGTTGAATGTGCTCGCACCCGACAAAAACATCGCGCTCTGCCCGGTGCCGGTAAACGATCCCGCGACAACGGCATTGGCCTGATCCTTGGCCGGCGGCGTCTGCGAGACAGCAGCGGGAATGCCGGCATAGGCCGGCGCGCACGACGCCAGCAACAGCAGCAGATACGCCAGCCGCCGGAACATCGTCACCAGCCCTGTAGGCCGCTGGGACGTTCTTCGGTCGCCCGCGACGGTCCCATTGTCCGAGGTCCGCTATCGCGCGGCATCATCGGCGAAATCGCGTTGGTGGCGAACTGCTCCTGCACCGTGCCGACGATGCGGTTGGGGCCGACCTGCCGGCGGTCGATGCCCGGAATCTGCTCGACCCGGCTCTGCCAGGATTGGCGCGGAGGTCGGCTGATCGCTGGTTCCGGGACATCGTAACCCTGCGCGCGGCGATCCTGGTAGACCTGCGCCACCCGATCGGCGATGTGCACCTGATGCCCACCGATCCAACGGTTCATCGCCGCATAAATGCGTGAGGCGATGTCGTTCTGCGGCTCCATGTCGATCGCCGGAGGGCCGGGCCAATAGATCGTCTGGCCGACTTCCCACAGGATTTCATCGGCGTAAAAGCCCCCGTCGCCCATGATCGTGTACGCTGCGCGCTGGCCATTCTGCTCGGCATGTTCGATCAGCGCGAGCATTTCGGCATACGCCGCGGCGCGCGCCTCGATCTCCGCTACCGGAAGCGGCTTGACGTGCCCCGGCATCTGCTGCGCCTGCGCCGACGAATGCTTGTCGAGCGCCGTCACTAGCATGGCCACCATGCGGGCCATCGCATCGCCGCTCTCGGACGATGGCGTTGCGCCCGCTACGCCGGCTGCCCGCAATTCCTCGACACGCGCATTGACCAAGGCATCGATCGCCGCCGAAACCTCGGGGCGATCCAGTAGATCACGCAACGGGTCGACCGGCGTATCGTCAACCCCGACGCCAAGTTCTTCATCGGTCGGAGCGTATTCGTCCGGAGCATCATATTCCGATCCCGCCGTCACGCCCGGATTGGTTCGCATTCGTCTTGTCCTTCGTCTGCTCATGAGAAAAGCTCGTCGGCGTAAAGCGGCATCAAACAGCACGCGAGGCGAGCGGCGGCATTCCCCGCGTACCGCGCGCCAGCCCTACGCCGACGATCCCCCTAATAGGCCGCGGGATATGCCGGGTAGTCGTCGCGCCCGGTATCGATACCGGCAAAAGCGATCGTGCCTGCGGTGAAAGCGTTGGCGATCAGATAATTCAGTCGATAAAACCGCGGGAATGCCTGTCCCGGCGCGCGCGGCGGCACGGTGAATTCGGCGATCTTGGTACCGGCCGTCAGCACGCCAACCGCGTAATCATCGCTCTGCACGATCGTATCCCAGGTACCGGGATTGCCGGTGCCATCATCGACCGCTGCCTGCAACTGCACTCGCAGCGTGCCAGCCGTGCCGGTCGTGAAGGTCGTGCCGATAATGCAGACGATCAACGGCGGGCTGGCTCCATCGCCGATGCCGATGTCTTCACCAAAAACCGTCGCCGTGCCGAACGCATTGGCCGGCGGGTTGCCGACGCCTTGGCCGGTCAGATCGAGGATGCCCTGCGATACCGCGCCGGGGGCGGCAATCGCGAGGCTCTGGTTTGCCGAAAGGATGGTGTTTGCGTCGAGGATCATCTGTCAGTGCTCCTGATTTTCAATCGATTGCGATCGACCTGTCGTCAGGTCACTTGCGCCTCGGACGAGGTCAAAACGTCCATGATCCTGATGGGAATGCCGCGGAACGAAGTCACTGGCGCGCCAGCGTAATCGTTCGGACCAAGCAGCACGTTGCGGTCGCGGATTGCCTGGATGTCCATAAAGCCGCGCACTGTACGATTGCCGTAAATCGCCGGCCGCACCACCATGCCCATCTCAGAACGCGCGTCGGTCTCAGTAATGCCGGATTGGCTGCGTGCCATCTTCGGCAGGCGCAACACCGCTTTAGTGATGCCGGCGAAGATGTCATAGGCATTCGGACCCGCGAGGCCCGCATTGGTCACGTCGAGATTGCAGATGCGCCAGCCCCAGCGCCAATCCTCGACGCAAAGCCCGGCCATCTGCTTGAACCACGTCACATAGGCACGATAGGGATTGCCGAGGTTGTCATAGGCCAACGCGACTTCGTCCAGCGGGTCCATGTTGAGACCAGCTTTCGACCCCTTCGGGAACACGCCATAGATCGAGCGCGGCGACCAGCCGATACCCCAGATCGAGGCGTTGTTCGAAGCGAGGCCGCCGCCGTCGAACACATTGGCCGCATTTGCTGCGACTGCGGGGTTGACCGTGTTGTAGAACGCGGACAGACCCGTGAATTGGGACGGATTGGCCGGCGCGTTGCCATACATGAACGTCCGCGAGATCGTCTGCGACATGCCTTCAAGGAAGGCATTGTCTTCCTCGTAACGAAAACGCTTCGGATTGTCGTTCATTTCAACGAGGTGTCGGTCGATCGTCGAATTGCCTTCGAGCATGCCGCAGTTGATACGGCCTTGCGCTGTGGTGGACTTCATCATCGGCACGCCCTGACCGATAAAGCGCCACCATCCTTGCGGAAGCGACGAGCGCACGGTGTAGACATGACCCGTGTTGGTATTGCCTTCCTTCCAGACGAGATCGTCGTAAATCTCATCGGACATCGAAAGCAGTTCAGCGACATCGGCCGTGTCACCATTGGGATCGGTGCGACGTGCGAGATCTACAAGAGTAAGTTGAGCGCCGGTTGCCATTGGTTAAACCCCTTACATGTTCCGGTAGCGTTTGGACTCAGGGCTTGGCCCGCCGTCCGCTCGGGGCGGTAGTGCCGGCGCGGGTGCCGGACGTTCCCGCATTTTTTGCGCAACGTTGTTCGCAAAACGAATAAGCGCCGGATGATCTCCAGCGCCTGTGTAACTCAACATTTCGCGCAATTCTTTGACCTGAGCCTCGTTGCCGCCGAACTCACCAATGGCCCAAAGTGCGTTTTGAATGGTCGTGTCCGCTCGATTACGACCAATCTCCGGATCGTCTTGATACCGCTGCACCCATTCTTTTCGTGTGTTGGAAAATACTTCATGCTGGTGTTGCGCCAGCGCTTCGATGTCCGCCTGCCGCCGGCTGACGTACAAATCCATAAGTTCTTGCCCGGCTTCCTGCGGAAGCTTGTGCTTGCCAAGAAGCTCGGTGTACTGGCCCATTGTCTTGGCATCGGGCTGGACGCCTTCGGGCAATTTGAATGGCTCGTAGACCAGCGTTGGTTCGGGTGGCGCTTCCGGCTCGGTCGCGGCTTCCGGAACAGGCTCTGCGACTGGCTCTACAGGTACCGCCGGGTCTACCGGCTTCGGCGGCTCAGCCGAGAGAAGCGATGCCCCTTGCGATGGCGCAGGCTCTACCGCTGGTGACGGTGCCGCGGTCGTGACAACCGCTACCGGCTCTGCTGCTGGTGTTGCTACCGGCTCAACAATCGGGGGAGGAGAGGCCACAGCTTCGCCGCCGCCAGCACCCGGAGGCGCTACGTTTGCAGGATCAGACAATCATCTTTCCTTTGGTTTAGCCCTGATGCTCTCGCCGCATCAGCGACGCCAGCTCGGGCACCGCATCGTCAATCTGCGCCCACAAATGCCACGCCGCCTTTTGCTCACCGGCGTACAGCCACGACCCCAGCGGGTCGGGCGAGTAGCCAGTCGAGGCAAATCTCGTCTCGAACACATGGCAGTCGCGCAGGTACTGCCATATCCAATCCCGGAACGCCGGATCACTCATCGACCGAGCGATTAACCGCTGCCGTTCTTCGGTCTTGCGATCCGCTTCTTCCTGTTGCGCTTTCGCTGCCGCTGCGCCTTCGGGATCGAGCCGCTCGTAATCCCGCTCCGGCGGGAATTCCGCCAGAGTGTCGTCACTCACGCGGCTACTGCATCATCCACGGTGGCAAAATCAACGTGCCGGCTCGCTCTGTCTTGCGCTCAGCCAAGTCGCCGGCGCGGCGCAACCCGTTCTCGAACAACTCGGCCAACTTGCCGAATTGCTTCCACATGCCTTTTGAGTAGTACCGCGTCGCCAATGCCTCAGCCGACAACTGCGCGCGCGCTTCATGTCCGGTGCGCGAGGCCGCGATGGTTTTCTCGGTACCGCAATAGATCGTCGCCAGCCGAAACCAGCGCGAGTCACCGCGCATATGGCCCATCTGCCGGCAGGTTCCTTCCAACGCCTTGAGAAGCTGCTTAAGCTCGATGTACGTCCCGCCGCTCGGCCGGCGCTCTATCGCGTTCTTCTGCAATTCGAGACAAGCCTCTCGCGCCAGCCTCAAGTTGCTCATGTGCAGCGACATGATGGTCACTTCGCTCGGCATCAGGACTTCGCCGGCGGGGTGGGGGTTGACAAGCCTTCAACGAAGGCAAAGAACGCGCCAGCCATCGCGACAACCGTCTCGGGACTAGCGCTACCAACGGCCGTCAGAGACACTGCCAGTTTCAGGCACTCCAACCGTTCGTTCTGCGCAAGGATATCGTCTGCGTTCATCGTCCCACTACCGCATCAAGTGCGCTGCCGTTGCCCAATGGCGTGTCGGAAAGCTGCTTTGCCCCCGCGACCGCGGCCATTGCGCCTTGCCCCATCGCTGCTGCCTGCTGTGCCTGAGCGGCAGCGGCGCGCAGCTTTTTGACATCCTGCGGCGCCCGAATGATCCGCGCCGGCGTACCGCGCAGATCGGCGAACTCGCGCACCACCTCGTCAGGGTCGAGAACATCTTTTGACTCGGGATAGAACGGCACCATGTTACCGACCAGCGCGATGGCTTGCTGAATCGACGCCGTCGAACTCGCCCGCTGCGCCATCGTCAGCATCGAGATAAACTCGATCTGCACCGGCACCCCTTGCAGGCTGCGCGGCTTTGGCGGCAACAATCCCCGACGATCCATGATCGCCAGTTGCCGATGTATCCTTGGCCGGATGCCCTCTTTGTAGATACGTCCGATTACTGGCCCAAGCTGCATCAAACGCTCCTCACGAAGCGCGTCGATCTCGGTTGCCGTGATGTCGCGTCGAGACTGCGAAATTTCCTGGATCATCCGGAACAGGTCGGCGTGAAACGCTCGTCCGATCCGATTGCGGATATCGACGATGTCAGCAGTGATCCCCGGCAAATCCGGTCGGATTTCATAAAGCGGGTGGAAGCCCTTCTTACCGGTCGTCGTGTCGTAATAAGTGATCGCGCCCGGCCGCTGGCTGGACGGCTGGTTCTGCAATGCCGGGTCGGCACCCATCGGCGGCCGGATCACCTTCTCCAGCGCTTCGGCCTTCTGCCGCGTCTCAAGTTGGAGTTGGATCACATCGCCCAATGCCGTCGATCCCGGCCCTCGCCCATAAGGATCGTTCGACACCGTATGCCAGCGTGCCGCGGCAAACGGCTTCTCATGGAAGCCAGCCTGCGACAACGGATAGGCGTCGGCCTTGCCGACCAGCCAGTACGTCTCGCGCCAGGTGAAATCCCCCGGCAAACGGCCCGTCTCACCGCCTCTCTGATCCTCGATCGCAAAATTTGGCTCGATCGCGTGGCCGACGACAAACTCCTGATCGAGCGCGCCGCCTTTCTGCTGCCAGAATTGCTGCACATCTGGCGGGCAATTGCGCAACCCGAACATCTCGGCGATCTGCGAGACCGTGCGCCGCTCCTCGACGTACAATGCCTGATCGGTAAAATCAGCACCTGCGGCCAGGCTGTACTCGCCAGCGCAAGGGTTGCGGCATACGAAAATGTCTTCGCCGCTCTCGTAGTCAAGCACAACGCCAGTTCCGAAGAACGTCATGTCCTCAAAGAACTGCGACATACTGTCGTAAAAATTCGTCTCGCCTTGAACGTAGCGAAGACGCTCGCTGACATCGTCAAACCAAATCTGCCCGGCTCGATCCAGTTCCAAGCCAGGGATGCCGGGGCCAAGACTGCACCACGGCCGATCCGGCGGGCAGATCGCCGTCATCATGCCGCCGGCGCAAGTCTCCCCATCCAGCGTGCCGGTGCTGTCGACGATATTCCAGTCGCGCCGCAGACCGCGATCATAGGTGTTGCCGACGATGTATTCGTGATAGCGCCGAGGCAGCTCGTAACGCGCGATTTCGCCAAAGCTCGTCCACCATGACAGCCGCCATTGACGCAGTGACGCGAGCCGCGCCTCGAGGTGCGCGTACATCGTCGGCCAGCCATTGGCTTGCGGCTTGCGCTCGGCCGGCGCTTTGGCAGGCTCCCGGGCCAGGAGGGTAGGAGAAGCATCAAAATAATACGGCCGCTCAATCGCCGAACGCACTACTGCCCGAGCAAACTCTTTTGTGCCGTCTGCGGGGCAGCCGCGCCTTGCGGGCTGGTGGCGATCGTGCCGGCAAAGCCCGCACCTGCCGCAGCAGCCGCGTCTTGCGCCTGCTTCGCACCGGCACCCGCAACTTCACTCGATGCCATCGTGGGCGGCGCAGGCGGGGGGGGCGGTGGAGGCGGTGCTTTCGGAGCGGAGAAGATGCTCACGAGCGGATTGCTACCTCAGCCATCCGAACCACCTTTCCGCGCGCCAGCCGCACGCTTCTCGGATACTGTCCCAAAGAGACGCCCGAGGCGACCCATCGTCGGATTGGCCCTCAGGCGGATATCCGGGTTCGGCACCGACCACACTTCGCCCGACGTATCCAGAGCAACAACCCAGATCAGATGATGCTCCTGCGAGTAATCGATCAACGCAATTGCCCATCCAGGTCCGCGCGTCGTCGTTACCGGGATCATCGGATCGAGTTGCGTGATCATCTCATCGCCACCCCAAGCGCTCACGTAACGCTTCCGCCGGGTCCCATTCTCGATCGAGTCGAGTGATAGGCGTGGCGACCTGCGCACGCTTCGGTAAGATCGGCTGCGCAAATGTCAGAGCGAGTGCATCGGCATGGTCGGGAGACATGCCAGTTCTCGCCTTCAATTGCCCCTTGTCCTCAAGTAGCAACCGATCGCCCTTGAACGTGTACGTTGTTTGCGTCAACGCCTGGGTTAGTTCAGGGCAGGGCGGCAACGCTCCACCCTGCTTGATCCATTCAACCATCGTAAAGAACATCTCGGCGCGCTTGTTGTAATAACGCTGATCTGAGGGCGATGCAGCAAACTGAACTCCTATGGGAGCGCGGCCAAGCTGACGCAATGCATCAATCCACCCCGCACCATAACCGCCCGATTCGTCAATGAAACAAGCATCCGCCTGCCAATCCATCCACTTGCGCGAAACGACGCCAGCGCCTTGCGATGAATCAAGGTTGCGATGCATCAATGGCGGAAAAGCAATCAACCCCTGTCGCGGGAAGACAACGCTCGCATCATCCCCGAATCTCGCCACATCCACCCCGAGAATGCGGGCCGCGTGCCCGATCTGCCCCTCGTTGTAAGTCCGTTTCATCGCGGCTGACATATCATCCGGGCCGATCAAAGTGTTCAGCGAGTTCGGCGGAAATTTGCCAAACACATTGACCAGCACCCACGGGTTATCCCGTCCGTACTTATCGATCTGCTCCCGCGCCCATTCTGCGCTCACCCGAGTCGAGCGCTTCGGATCGTCAGGATCGCCGTTGATGTCCACAATCCGCCACATGCTGCGCTCCAGCGTGCATGCTCGGTAGAGCGGACCTTCCAAATGCGTTGGGTTGCCAGCCTGTACGATATGCCCCTCAACGCAACTCGACAGCGCCGCCTCTGCCGCCGCCATAATGGCGTCCGGCATGCCCCCGCTTTCGTCTAGCACAAACAAAATGTAATCAGCATGCAAGCCAGCCAGGGCATTCGCCTGCTGCGTCCGATCCGCCGATTGCGACCACGTCCTTGCCGAACACCACCATGTTTCCGGATGCTGCTTGGCAAAGATGCGCGTCTTAGTCCACTCGAACATCTCCTTGAGCAAAGGAGCCTTGTTCATCCAGAGTGCTAATTCCGCCCATAGATTGTCTGCGAGGTTTGCGCCGGAAATCGCCGTAGCGGCCACTTTCGGGTGCGGCCTTGTCAGCAGGAAATTCCAGATCAGCCACGCTTCGCAGGTAGTTTTACCAACACCTTTCGATGCTTTGAAACACACCCGTTGGTTGGTGGGGAAGCATTCTAACGCCTCCTCTTGCCACAGATCAGGCTCGACCCCGAATAACTCGCGCACCATGCGCGTCGGCGATTCACGCCAGGACCTGATCCTGTCCTGTGCTGGCGTCAGTCTTTCTGCTCCAAGCTACCGACGACAAGCTGCTCAAGCGTCAGAGAGCCGCTGTGCTCGTGCTCGTGCTTGTCACGCCATTTGCCGGGCTGACGGTTACGCAACCACAACGAGGCCGCAGCCGTATCTGGCGGGTAATGCTCAGTGTAAGGCGCATACACCGGCTCATAAGCGCCGGCCGGCATAAAGATTTTCACCGCGTCATGCTCATAACCGAGCGCGCGACGATACATGCGTTCAGCGACATCGGCGTCCGCAATAACCTTGCCGCGCGAAATGGACTGACAAAAATCTGGATGATCGTCTTTCCAGCGATTAATCGTCCGCTCATCAACACCAAAGACGCCAGCTAGTTCAGCATCGGTTGCGCCGAGCAACAGGCATATCTTGTGCGCTTGAGTGGCGTATTCCGCTCGATATTTGGAGGGACGGCCGCGACCGTTTTTATCGCGCGGCTTAGTTTCGGTCAGGGGGATATTCCTTAACGCACAGAGACGCGCCAGACGCAATTCTCAACGCTAGGATAAATCTCTTGATTGTATTTTACACACAAGTCAAGCGGTTTTTTCACAACCGAAAATGTTTCGCCAAAATTCCCAACGCGCCGATCAGGATACCGCTGGCGACATTCGGATGGATTGCCCGGCCTGACCATCCTTCGCGTCGCGCCCACTCATTGACCGACATCTCGCATCCGAGGATGTGCCACGCGCACGATCCCGCGGGCGACCCTAGGCCGCCGAGCGCATCCAGCGCATCCGAGACACATTTGCGAGCGCCCATATTGCCGACGTGATCGGGCGCGGCTCCCAAGCGCGGGATGCGGCTGACGTCGGCGGCGCGGATAGGCGACATTGCGGCACGCTGGAAATGACGATGAAATTCCTCGCCGGCAAGACGCAACGGCGACGTGATGGCCCCCCTTGCCTCCATGCTCGCCAGCAGATCACGCGCAATCCACGGCTGGCCGATGCCACCTTGCGCGTCAGCCATTTGCCGGCCGGCGCGATTGATAGCTCCGTGTTGTTTACGCTCGTCTGATACCTCAACGACAAATTCCTGGCTTCGCATCAACCCCACCATCTACCCCTCAAATTCCGCCTGCGCGCGCCCCGCTGAGCGCATCAACCGCGTTCCAGCTACCGAGGCAGCCCGCAGTCCTGTTCATCGCTATCCAGCTTCGCCGTAGCCCGCTGGACGCGCCCCCTCACCGCATCCACCCGAACCACCTCTCGGCCCGACAGCCGCACCATTCGCGAATTATGTCCCATAGACCGGGTTTTTTGCAGTCACTGCGTTTTTTGTGTTGACGATTACGCAGTGACTGCGTATTATCTGCCTTGTCGGACGGAGATGGGCAATGGCGATGATCAACGGTCACAACATCAGCAAGTCGGTTAACGGATGGCTGGTGGACGACACCGGAGCCTATCTGGCTCGCGACGGCCTGACCCTCGTCAATAGCTCCGGCGCAACCCTCGCGGTGCTGACCGAGGCCGAGGTCACTAAGCTGCGGGATGACGACGAGATGGAGCGTGAGGCACGCCGCAGTCCGGTCTCTCGTGCCACCAAAAAACGGACTTACGACCTCGTCCAAAACGAGGGAGGCGACGGATACAACCCCTACGCTGACGGCATGGACCTGCCTAAGCTGAGGGGCAGCCCCAAACAGATCGCGTGGGCCAGAAAAATCCGCGCGACGGCGATAAAGTTGCTCGACGCCGACGCGAAAACCGCAAAGCTCATCGAGCTTGCCGAGACACATACCAAAGCCACATGGTGGATCGACAAGCGATTTGTCCTGGAGCATCGCAACAACGTGGTTCGCGAGCTTTTGTTGGCGGCCGGTTTTATCGTCGACCGCAATGATTTCACCCCGACCGAGGCTGGCCTGGTCTGGGCGGCAAAAGCCAAAATCTAAACAAGGAGAGAGCAAGTGCGCGAAACGGCAAAAACCTACGAGGAATGCTGGGAGGACAACGGAATTTTCCAGCCAGGAACAAGGCAATACTCGCTTTGCCTGGCCTGCGCGCCAAACCCGATCTACGGATATGTCCGCGTCGCCCCGGATAGCACAAACCCAACTAAAATCGTCATCGACCGCATCCCGGCCACCATCAACCCCGCAACGGTGGCGCAACATCTGCGTTCGCTCGCCTTCTGGCCGGCGCCAGCGCGCATTGATTGGACAGTCGCAGCGACGTTGCCGCCGCGCTCCATCTTGCTCCTTAAGCGTGTCCCTTCGCTCGATGAGCGCGGACCAGAATGGGATGAAACCCATTATCGGGCGCTCCGCTTGCCGGATGACCGCTGTGTAGGATGGACAGCTTGACTTACGCAATTCCACGTCCCGCAAGGGCGCGCGTCCGGCTTAAATTCCGCCTCTATGACGATGGCGCAGACGGCGATCCCACTGTCCGCCGTAGCTGGTCCGTCTTTGCCGTACACTGGATTTTCTTCGGGGAGGGCATCGGGTACGTCAACGCGATCGGCCCGGAGGATGCGCTCGCGAAAGCGTACGCCAAGTATCCCGAGTATCGCCGACTGAAGGTGTTTCTCAACCCGGAGCAAAGCGCATGACCCCCACTGATTTTCGCGCCTGGCGAAAGCAGCTCTGCTACACCCGCGCAGCGGCAGCCGAGGCGCTGGGGATATCGGCTTCGCAGATTCTGAATTACGAGCTGGGGGCAGATCGCAGCAGCGGCCGACCCGCGCCGGTCCCGCGTCATGTCGCATTGGCGTGCGCCGCGCTGACAGCCGGGCTGGAAGCTGGGTGATCACTTCAGGCCACCAGCAGCGCAACATTCGCCGCACGATTGGCCAAGCGTGTCCCACAGGTAAATTTGGCCATCGGCGTTGCGCAGCAAAATGTCTGCGTGGCCGTCCCCGTTGAAATCTCCAACGCCGGCGATTTTGCAATCAGTGTTAAGACGGCCGAGCTTTCGGTATGAGGCTGTTCCGCCGGCGGATATCGTCCACAGCCCGACTTCGCCGTCCCTGTTGTTGCGCCACAAAATGTCGGCCTTGCCGCGCTCGGTGAAATCCGCAGCCCCCTGGATGCTCCAGTCAGGAGCGCTGTACCCGAGGTCGACAAACGTCGGAACGCTATCGACCAGCGTCCATAGTCCGACATAGCCATAAGTGCTGCGCCATAAGATGGCGTCGTGGCCGCTGCCAAGGAAATCGCCGGCGCCTTGGACACTCCACTCGGCTGTGCTTGTGCCGATGGACTGCACGTGGCGATTGTGAGCATGGACGACCGTAGCGGCGGCAACGCGCATATCTGCTGCTATTGCCGCCGCCGCGGTCCTCGTTATGTCTCGATGGAGCGCCAGGGAGGCCTGCAGAACGAAGCCAAGCAACATCAGATTCACAGCTAAAACCGCCGTAACAGCGACATCGATACCATATCGCGATACCTTGCCGATCATCCCTCAACCCGCCTTCCGCTCGTCGCGCTCATAGGGCACGCCGCCGCGCTCCAGGGTGGAGAGCCAGGAGATGCTGTGGGTCATGCTGCGATGCTCTCCAGATCAATTCTTGCCAAATTCTTGCCAACGGTTTTTGGTAATAATTGATCGATCTAACTCTTTGATTTTTATATATAAATTATATTATTACCATTATTACCATTCTTACCCATAGATACCCCGTCAACTCCCCAACAGGGGT